GAGCTGGCCGCTCACCTAACTGCTTGAAAGGATGACGAAATGCCTACGATAGTTACGGCCACCGAGCTTAGGACAATTCTTGGCGTTTCGTCATCCCTATATTCAGACGCCTATTTAGGCGACATAGTAGATGCTTCGGAAAATCTAGTTCTCCCAATGCTAGTTACTTTCCAAAGCAAAATTAACAAAGTAAAACTGACCAATAATATTGCTTATTTTGAAACTGCAACAATTCAAGAATTCACAGAAGGCCAATCCGTAATTATTACTGGCTGCGGAGCTCCTTTCAATGGCACTCACACAGTAACCGATGACGAGATTTCAGATTATGTATTTACAGTCGCAATCACCAATGCAGACATATTGGAAAAAAATATCATCCCAGCAGGAAACGCTGCGCTATCTGGATTATCGACCTATGTCGGAAACCCCAATGCTGAAGCTGCTATTCTGGCTATCTCCGTTGAAATCTTTCAATCCAGAACCGCCGCTGGTGGATCAATAGAAGGCATAGATTTTGCAGTAACCCCTTACCGCCTATCTAAGAATTTACTTGCCAAGGTAACTGGCTTACTTGGGCCTTATCTTGATGTTGAAACTATGGTGGGCTAATGCCTGCCTCAACAATTGCCACAGATGTTAGAGGCGCTATAAAGACTGCGCTTGCTGGCGTAGCTGCCAACATTTACGACTCAGTTCCTGAAGCGCCTATTGTCCCAGCAATTATTGTCATTCCAGACTCGCCCTATATGGAGCTTGAAGTCTTGGGAAAAGCCACAACTAGAGTTAAATTAAATTACACCATCACCGCTTGCGTTGCGTATTTCAGCAATGCCGCTGCTTTAGATAACTTAGAGCAAATGGTCATCAGTATTCTTGGCGCATTAAATGCGTCCAAGTATGAGTTATCAATAGTCGAGAGACCTTCGGTAACTGAAGTGGGAACGACAACCTTGCTCGTTTCTGATATTCGCTTGAGCGTCCGCTACGAGCAAACCACATAAGGAGACCCAAATGCCAACAACAGTAGTAACTGGGCGCGATGTGACCTTTACATTAGATACATTCGCATACGATGCTCAAGCAACTAGCGCAGTCCTAAGCTGCGACACAATTATCGAGACCTATCAAACCCTTGATGGTCGCGCTTATAAGTCCGTAGATAAGCAATGGACTTTCACAATTGAGTTACTTCAGGATTGGGGAGCTACAGGCTCTCTATTTGAAGCAATGTGGACAGATGCAGAAGCTGCACCTAACACAGCACTCAATGTTTCATTTACCGCAGTAACTGGGGCAGTATTTGCTTTCACAGTATTGCCAATCTTTCCAACTGCTGGTGGAGCTGCTCCTGGAGCACTTACCGATACTTGGACGATGACAGTAATTGGAACTCCAACAGAGACCTTTAGTTAAGAGAGATCGGAGCATCGGGAGCTATGAAAATATCAATCACAATTAAATACAGCTCAGGCGAATCAGTTACTTATCAGGCTGGCTTGCCAGAATGGGCTAAGTGGGAACGCAAAACTGGTAAGTCGATTTATTCAATGAAGGATATAACGGCTTATCAGCAAGCGGACTTCTTAGACCTTGCCTACTTTGCGTATAAGCGCGAAGCAGCAGGGAAGCCAACCAAGTCCCAAGAGATTTGGGAGCTGACAGTTGAGGAAATGACGATTGGAGATGAAAGCCCAAAAGTTACGAGCCCAGAAGCATCAACCGACTAATCATCGAGATTGCTATCGCAACTGGGATTCCAATGCCTTACTGGACAGATATAGACCAAGTATTAACGGCCATAGATATATTAAAGGAGCGTAGCGGTGGCAGATGAGTTACCAATCAGCTATGACAAACGCGAGCTCCGCTCAATCATTACCGCGTTCAAAGCGATGGATGATGAAGCCGTTAGCCAAGCTAAACGCGAATCTAGCGCGCTGGCTACTTACGCAGCAAATGAAATCAAAGCCTATGGGCTCTCAAGGACTTTTGGTCAAGAAGCAGTTAGAAGAATTACAAGTGGCGTTAAAGTCTCGGCCAGTTCCAAAATCGGAGAGCTTTCTTACGGCTTTGCAAGTCAGCGCTTTTCTGGTGGCGGTAGCACACAAAAACTCTGGGCGGGTTATGAATTTGGAAGTAATCGCTTGCGTCAGTTCCCCAGAAGAACACCGAGCAAAGGTCGCGGAAACGCTGGCTACTTTATCTACCCAACCCTTCGTAAGATTCAGCCTGAATTGATTAAGAAATGGCAAGAAGCATTTTCCAAGATATTGAAAGAGTGGGATAAGTAATGGCTGGCAGTAGAACGCTCAAGCTCTCGATTCTTGCTGATGTTGCTGATCTCAAGAAAAATCTTGATACTGGCTCTAAAGAGGTTGAAGGCTTTGGCGGTAAGTTAGAAAAGTTTGGCAAAGTTGCAGCAGCCGCCTTCGCAGCAGCAGCGGCAGCAGCGGCTGCCTATGCAGTCAAGTTGGCCGTTGATGGCGTTAAGGCAGCAATTGAAGATGAGGCAGCCCAGAAGCGCTTAGCCAATGCCTTACAGAATGTAACTGGTGCAACCGAGAAGCAGATTGCAGCAGTTGAAGAACAGATATTAAAGACTTCATTAGCTACTGGAGTTGCAGACGATAAACTGCGTCCAGCGCTTCAGCGCTTGGCAGTTGCTACAGGATCAGTTACTCAGTCTCAGGATTTATTAAGCCTAGCTCTAGATATTTCTGCCGCTACTGGCAAAGATGTAGAAGCCGTATCAAATGCCCTTGGAAAGGCCTATGAGGGCAATACGAGCGCTTTGGGTCGGCTTGGTATTGGTTTATCCTCAGCAGAAATCAAAACCCTTGGACTAGAGGGAACAGTAAAGGAATTAGCCAACACCTTTGGCGGTGCAGCTACAGTTCAAGCAAATACTTTTGAAGGCCAGATAGCTAGACTCAAAGTCGGCTTCGATGAAGCCAAAGAATCCGTAGGAGCAGCCTTATTGCCTACGCTCCAGAAGCTATTAGATTATTTTATTAACACAGTAATCCCAAAGTTTATTGAGTTCAAAGATGCAGCATTAAAGCCAGTTACCGATGCAATTGCTAGAAATAAAGATTCATTAACTATTCTTTATAACTTTATCAAAGACTTTGTAGTTCCCGTATTGATTAACAATCTTGGCGCAGCGCTTAGCTTCATTGGCAAGGTGGCTGGTGGTGTTCTTGATGTAATTGGCTTCGTAGTTAATGGAATAAAGAGCGCGGTAAATTTTGCCATTGATGCAATAAATGTCCTTATTCGGGCTTACAATGCCGTCCCACTTTTGCCTAATGTCGCTACTATATCTAAGCCTTCATTCTCAGCTCCTAGCACTCCAAGCAGTTCATCACTTCCAAAGATTGCAACTGCTCCAAGTCCTAGCGTTCCCCCAGCTCCTAAGCCATCGACTACCCCAAGCGTCCCATCAGGATCAGCAGTTAGCACCCCATCAACGCTAGTTCCTAGTGGAAATGCAATCCCTTCTGGCTTCAATGTTGCTGGGACAGTTGCAGCAAATAACGCTGGTGTCACTATAAATGTCAATGCGCCAAGCGCAATAGATGAAGAAGGCTTCACTAGAGCAGTCATCTTGGCGCTTAACAATTCTACTAATCGCGGAACTACTGGCGCTGGCGATTTGAGAACCTCAGCCCAAATCCTATGACCCTTTGGACTCCCGATTGGAAGATTTTAGTCAATGGCGATGAATTAACTTCAGTAACTTTAAGCAACCTAACTATTACCTCTGGCCGTCAGGATATAAACTCACCTACTCCAGCAGGATATTGCTCACTAGAAGTCATAAATACCGATGGAACTAATTATGATTTTGGTATTAACACAGCAGTAACCATTGAAGTAAAAGATACGACTGGCGCTTATGTGGCTATTTTTGGCGGTCGCGTTTCAGACTTAAGGCAAATTGTCCGCAGCGCAGGATCAAGTGCAGTTATTACTAGCTTAAGAATTACCGCAATTGGCGCATTAGCCAAAACTCAAAGAGCAATATTTGACGGAAATTTAGCTCAAGGTTTAGACGGCGCTCAGATTACCGACTTGCTAGATGACTTATTGCTTTCCAGTTGGAATGAATTGCCACCAGCTGAAACTTGGGCAACCTATGAACCTGCTACTGAGATTTGGTCTGATGCTGGCGATATTGGACTTGGCGAAATTGACGCTGGCGAATACACAATGGTTAGCCGCCAAATTACCGATAGCGTCATTTACCCAATAATGAATCAAATTGCTAGCTCGGCCCTTGGTTATATGTATGAAGATGCTAATGGCAATATTAACTACGCGGATGCCAGCCATCGCCAAGATTATTTAATAGCCAACGGCTACACAGACTTAGACGCTTCTCACGCCATAGCTTCTGGCATTGGCATAATCCAGCGTCAAGGCGATTTAAGCAATAAAATAATTATGGACTATGGCAACAATTTTAATAGCTCCTATACGGCT